AGACACCACGACTTTGTCAGCCTGACGGTCCCGGCGCTGTCCCCCCGGATCCTCCTGATGAAGCACAAGGACTCCCTGTTCGACCTCGACCCCCGGACCATGCCCGACTTCTACCCGAAGCTGGCCCAGCACGCCGAGACGATGCTGGCCACCCGCACGACCTTCCAGACCGGCCAGATCGCCGCGAGCCTGCTGCCGATCTACGTGTTGCTGGCCGACTGCGCCGCCCTGGGGATGAACCTGGCCTACCAGCAGGACCACGTCGGCCAGGCCTGCGAGGTGCTGCGCCACTACCCGGTGCTGGTCGAACTGGTCAACGAGTACAACAACGGCCCCCAGCAGGTCGACCCTCTGGCATTCAGTAAGCCCCCCGGGGTGCTGATCAGCCGAGGCTCCCCGGCTGAAGGCGGCCAGATCCCCTGGCCCGGCTGGGACTGGTCGGCCTCCCGCGAGCGCCGCGACAGCAAGTGGCTCCAGACCATCGGCGACAGCAAGTACAGCTACGTCAACGGCGACTGGGGCGGGCCCCCCAACAGCCAGGTCACCCATCCGGTCCTCGACACCGAGCCCCGGGGCGCGGGCGAGCCAGGGATGGAGCCGAAGCGCTACGTGTCGACCGCGGACGGCCACGCCCTCGGGGTCTTGTCCGCCGAGTGGTGGCACGCCGGGGTCTACCACAGCGAGGCCGGGCTGACGAGCAGCCGCCTGCCGTGGTTTCAGCTCAACTCGGCGATCACGTTCTTCCGCGGCATGATGGGGATTCCCGAGATCCCGTAAAGGAGTCAGCATGAACTGGGGCAAGACGATCCTGCAGGTGCCGCAGCTGATTGGCATCGCGATGGTGGCGGTCGAGAAGATCAAGGGGGCGAAGGGGCCCGAGAAGGAGCGGGCCGTCATCGAGACGATTCACGAGTCGCTGCCGGAGGTCGAGAAGACCCTCGGGGCGAACGTGATCGACGATGCCGCCTTCGACCAGCTCCTCTCGACCTACATCCAGGCGCGCGTCGCCCTCAACAACTTCCTGACCAAGAAGGCCGCCGAGGGTCAGGCGGTGCCCGAGGGGATCATCCTGCCCCCGAAGTAGCCGATGTATGCCCCCGCCATCGTCCACCGGAACCAGGAGCGCCTGGAAGCCACCTACCGCGAGGCCTTCCCGCGAGGCCTCGTGCGCTACCCGGTGGACGTCTGCGCGGGGATGGTCGATAGGTTGGCCGGCGCGGCCGACGCTGACGGCAAGCCGACCCGCCGGCTCTCCCCGGACGAGGATCGCTTCATCGCCAACGAGCGCCTGCTGACCAAGATCGACTACCGCTACGCCGCCGAGCGCTACCACTGGTGCAACAGCGAGGGCCAGGGGCTGAAGCGGCTGTTCCCGCTGTGGGAATCGCAGACCTTGGTGCTCGACCGGATGGCCAAATTGCAGCTCGAACGGGTCGAATCCGGCCACCCGGACGGCATCCTGGTCAATGTGTTGAAGGCCCGCCAGCTCGGGGTCAGCACCCTGGGCGCGAGTCTCGGCACCCACCGGGTGACCACCCACACCCATGTGCGGGCCCTCCTGGCCAGCGACGTCCCCGACAACAGTGGCAGCGAAGGCCTGTTCGGCATGTACGAACGCTTCCTCTCGTTCCTGCCCTGGTGGCTCAAACCCGCCGAGCAGTTCCACACCAAGAACCAGCATGTGATCTTCGAGAGCGGGTCCTCGCTCCTGGTCGAGTCGGGCAAGTCGATGAAGGGGGGCCTGCAGGACGAGGGCGGCCAGAAGGGGAACCTGGGCCGCAGCAAGACCTTCAGCGTGATCCACTTGACCGAGCTGTCCACCTGGGAGCGGCCGGAACAAATCGACGACGGCCTGATGCCGGCGGTCCCCCGCACCCCCCGCACCCTAGGCATGAAAGAGTCGACCGCCAAGGGCCGGCACAACTGGCACCACGAGGACTGGCTGGCCTCGGTCCGGGGCCGCGGCCGCTTCATCGCGGTGTTCATCCCCTGGTACGCCGAGCTGACCAAGTACTGGCTCCCGGTGCCCTTGGGGTGGGTCCCCAGCGAAACGACCCTCCACCACGCGGCCAAGGCCGAGAAAGAAGGCCCGAAATGGCTCGGGCACTCGGTCTCGCTGACCGCCCAACAACTCTACTGGTACGAGTCGACCCGCCTCGACTACTACGAGAAGCGCAAGCTGGCCAAGTTCCTCGAGGAATATGCCGCCGACCCCGAAGAATGCTTCCAGCACTCCGGCCGCTCCATCTTCGGGATTGAACAACTGCAGTATCTCGACCACCTGGCCCGGCCGCCCATCGACGTGTGGTCGGTCGACCCGGCCCGCGAGCTCTCGCAGATCCGCACGAGCGAGCTGGAGGCCCTCCGCCAGCTGAAAGAAGCCGGCGAGCTGCTGGCCGCGCAGGCGCACCCGATTGAGTTCGACGGGCGGGAGCGGAGCGGGCCGCGATGAGCGACAGTTTTACCCTCCCCTCGGGCTACGGCTTCCGTCGGCTCACCCTCGACGAGCTCCAGGCCCGCGAGGACCTGCTCGACTGCCTGGCCCTCTACGAGAAGCCGAGGCTCCGAGGTCCCCGCCGGTACATCCTGGGCGTCGACCCCGCCGACGGCATCGGCCAGGACCGCTCGGTCGTGGCCGTGCACCGCATGGGCACCCTCGAGGAGCCGGAAGAACAGGTCGCCCTCTATGTGTCCGACCAGATGGGGCCCGTCCAGCTCGCCGGCATCGTCGACGCCATCGGCCATTTGTATGTGGACGACGACGGCTACGAGGCCCTGGCCGCCATCGAGTGCAACCGGCACGGGATCTCGACCCAGGACACCCTGCAGCTCCATTACGGCTACTCGCACTTCTACCGGTGGGAGTTTCTGGACGCCGCCGACCCCAAATCGCGCTATTCGACCAAAATCGGCTGGATGACGACCACCCGGACCCGTCCGATGCTGCTCGACAAGCTCTACGCGGCCCTCACGACCCAGGATCCGGTGACCCACCAGACCGATCTCCTCGTCCATTCGGCCATTTTACGGGTCGAATTGGCCGATTTTCAGACCGAAGGGGCCCTCTGGGAGGCCTGCGCGGCCCGCGGGGCCCACGACGACTGTGTCATGGCCACCGCCATCGCCCATTACGTGGCCTGGCGGCTCCAGGGGGGCGAACAGGAGCCCCTGAGCGAGCGCCGGGCCCGCCAGCACAGCGAAAAGCAGGCCCGGGAGGCCTCCAGCCAGCCCCTCCGCATGAAACGGGACTGGCGGAACACCAGTTGTACGACCGAGGAGATGGCCGCGCAGGTCGAGGATGACGGGGACGACAGTCTGTATGATGGGGTCCGGGGGATGCCGATCTTTTTGCCGTAGGAGGGCCAGTGGCTGACCAGCAACCAAGCGTTGGGCGGATTGTGCACTACACGTTGAGCGCCGATGATGCCGCGCAGATCCAACGGCGGCGAACGACGGGTAAAAGCATCGCGGAGCGGCTGCTGTGGGGGTCCGCTGGACGTCACGCGGAGGCAATCCCGGCGCACAGCGAGGATGGAAGCCTACGCGCGTGGCCAGTCGGTGCTCAAGCCCACATCGGCAACTCCGTCGCGGAAGGGCAGGTCGTCCCGATGCTCATCGTGGCGGTCTGGCCGAACGACATCCACGGGGTCAACGGGCAGGCCTTCCTCGATGGCAACGACGTCCTGTGGGTCACCAGCGTCAAGGAAGGGACCGGCCCGCGTACGTGGTCGTGGCCCCCGAGGGTATAGCGATGCTGATTCACCTGGACGACGACCTCTACGCCGCCTACGCCGCCGCCGCCACCGCGGCCAAACGCCCCGTGCGCGAGGTGATCGAGGGCCAGCTCCTGCGCTTCCTCCCCTACCCGCCCACCCGCCGCTCGGTGGTCCTGAGCGAAGACACCCTCGCCACCCTCGAGGCGCTGTTCCGCGGCGGCTCGCTCGACACCGAGGCCAAGGTGGTCGAGCGGATGCAGGCGTGGGCGGGGATCACGATTGGGCATGTGCGGCTCGACTTCTCCCCCGAGCAGCTGCGGGAGGTCGGGGTGCGGGCGACCAAGCAGAACAAGGCGCCGCGGGAGGTGGTCGAGGACATCGTGGCACAACTTCAGGACCAGTTTTTCTACGGGCCGGTGGTGGTGCGGTAGCCCTGGCCAGACACGACTACGTGTGCTCGGCGTGCGGTACGGTCACCCCCGACGTGAACGTGCCGATCAGTGTGGGCGCCCGCGCGCACGCCGAGTACTGCCCGGTCTGCTCTGACGAGGGGAACTACCACCGCATGGAGCCCATTGTCGCCATCGGCCGGATGTCGGTCTTCTCGGATGCCTCGGGGGCCGGTGGCGCCCACGACTTCACCAAGTTCGCCCTGCCCGTCGAGGACCCCGGCTCCCCTACCGGCTGGAAGACCGAGGCCATCGACAGCCTGGCCGACATCAGGAGAGTCGAGCGGGAGAGCGAGCAGCGGGCGGCCAACGGCGAGGGCCAGGTGTTGCGGTGGCGGGACTACTCCAACGACTCGTCCAACCGCGATGTCTGCCTGACCGGCCCCGCGCCCGACTACACGCCTTCCAAGCACTACCTCAACGGCACCCCTGTCACCATCCGGCGTGGGGACCCGGTGATCGCCGACCACGGGACGGTCGAGGACAGTGAAGCCTGATGTCGATTTCGCTCGCCGACATCAACCGGCTTACCCTTCGGACCTGCTTCCTGCCCTGGTTCAAGACCACGATGGCGCAGATGGGGATCACCCTGCCGCCCGACTGGAACCCCGACGACGAGGAACTCGAGAGCCTAGCCCAGCGAGTCGGCGAGGCCATGCGCGAGGAAGCAGACTGACCATGGCCGACTTCAGTACCAACGGGATCCCAGGGATGCCCACCCTCACCGGCGACGCCCTCCGCGAAGGCGGCGACCCCCGCGTGGCCGGCTGGGTCAACGAGGCCGTGCTCGACGGCGACCGCATCAACAAGGACGACCCCAGCTACGACATGGCGGCCATCGGCATGGACTACATCGTGGGGCGCCAGCGCAAGCTCTCCCCCGAGGACGCCCTCGCCTACCTCCCGAAAATGACCATCAACGAGGCCCGCAAGGTCACCCAGGCCCATGCCTCGGTGCTGACCGACCTCAAGCCCGTCTGGGCCTACAAGTCGAACAACCCCCTCTACCAGGAGGCCGGCAACCTCCTCAACAAGATCATCATCGCCTGGTATATCAACACGCTGGCCGACCTGGAGCTGGCCAACACGGTCAAGTTCGCCCTCGCCGGCGGGACCGCCGACACCTGCGTCGAGTGGGATCCGCACGCCCGCTTCGGCGGCGACCACCGGATCATCGCCAAGGACTTTAGGGATACCCTCCCCTGGCGCCCGGCCCCGGGCAGCCGCTCGGTGCAGGACTGGCAGGGGGTCGTGTTCCGCGAGGAGCACTCGATCAACGTCCTGCGGGGGATCTACCCGACCAAGGCCCACCTGTTCCGCCCGACGGCCGACTCGATCCTGGGCACCCTCATGGGCCGTTTTCGGTCCATCGTGAGCAGCCTGACCTCACCGGCGGCCGACACGCTCTCAGGGCTGACCGGCACCACCCACAACCTCAAGCCCAAGTCCGCCAACTGCCTGTTCTACCGCACCTTCCTCGACGATCAGTCCCGGAACCTGACCCTGAAGGACATCCCCATGGGCCAGCCCGGCGCCTCCTGGGCCTACGTGGTCCCCCCGGGCGGGAAGATGTACCCGAACAAGCGGCTCATCCTCTCGACCCCCGAGGCCGTCATCTTCGACGGGCCCAGCCCCTTCTGGCACGGGATGTTCCCCTTCTCGCGCATGAAGCTGTGGGAGGTCCCCTGGCAGTTCAACGGGGTCCCGCTGCTCAACGACCTCATCCCGGTCCAGGACGCCATTAACGACGGGGCCAACGACATCCGGCTCGGCATCAAGCAGTGGCTCAACCCCACGACCGTCTACGACCGCCAGGCCGTCTCGGAAACCTTCATGCGGCTGTTCGACCCCCGCCGCCCGGGGGCCAAGGTCAAGACCAACCCGGCCTACGGGGAAGGCTTCAAGAAGCTCGACGGGCCCTCGCCCCAGGTCCTCTCGCTCGCGATGCAGTACCTCCAGTGGATGACCGACAAGTTCGGCGATCTCTCCGGCGTGGCCAACCTCCAAGCCCTGCTCCAGCTCCGCCAGATGCCGGGCGCCGACACCATCCGCCAGTACTACGAAGCCATGACCCCGGAGCTCCGCGCCGAGGGCCGGGCGATGGAAGCCTACCTGCGCGACCTGGCCGAGATGCTCAAGGTCAACACGTTCCAGTACATGTCCCAGGCCAAGCGGGTGACCCTGCTCGGCGACGCCGGCCTGACCCTGAACGACTTCGACTACGACCCGGGGAACCTGGTCCCGTCCATGGACGCCGGCCAACCCGGCTACACCCCCGAGCTCGACGCCAGCGTCCCCCGGGACCAGCGGGCCCAGTACTTCCACAAGTCCTTCATCTTCACGGTCGCCCCCAACTCCATCCTGGCCATGAACGCCGCCGAGGCCAAGATGCTGCGGATGCAGCTGGCGCGCATGGGCATGTACGATTTTTGGTCGCTGGGGGAAGCTCTCGAGATCCCGAACATGGGCCTCCCCCCAGCCATCCCGCTGCCCCCGCTGACGCCGCCCGACCCCATCGAGGTCATGGCGAGCATGGTCAACATGGATGGCCGCTACACCCTCGACCCGGCCACCGGCCAGGTCATGGAGGTCCGCGTCCCCGAGACCGTGACCGAGCGGCTGATGGCCCAGATGCAGCTGGGGATTGGGGGCTCGACCAACCCCGCTGCTGGGGGAGGCGGGGGCGAATCCGGGGGCTCGGGTCCTCCCGGCGGCGGGTCGGCCTCCGGGCCCGGGCGGAAGTCGTCGGGCCAGGACACGCCGAAGCAGGAAACCAAGTCGGACGGTCGGTCGACCATGACGGAGAGCCAGCATTGATGCCGGATCTTCCCCGCCGTCCCATCCTCACCGCCGCCGCGATCCTTCGCGCCCTCGAGGAGGAGGCGGCCGAGGGTGGGGTCCCGACCTTCCCGGAACTGCTCGAACGGCTCTACGCCGACAAGTTCCAGGGGCCGGTGACCCTCCATTTCGCCGGGGGACTCCCGCGCCGGGTGGAGTTCCCGCGCCCGGTGCAGGTCGACCTCCTACCCCTCCCGAAGAAATAGTCGGCGAGGGGTCTTGACGTGGCCCCCGCCTATCCATGTAGCCTGATTTCGCTCAGAGTGTGACGCCCGCGCGAAGGTATCGCGGGTTACTCACATGGGGCCAGTCGGCGCGGTGAGACCGCTGACTGGCCCTTTTGCTGTACAGGGGGATCGTATGGGCTTCTTCGGCGGCATCGGCAAGGCGATCAAGACCGTCGGCGGCAGCGTCGGCAAGGTCGGCAAGAGCGCGGTCGGCGCCATGGGGAAGGTCGGCCGTGGGGCGGTGAAGGCCCCGGTCAAGGTCGGTCGGGCGGTTACTGGCAGACGGTAGGTCGGTGCCCTACACGTCGGACGCCCAACGGCGGTTCTTCCACACCGACACCGCCAAGCGGAAGGGCATCAAGAAGTCGACCGTCGACGAGTTCGACCAGGCGAGCAAGGGTAGGAAGCTCCCCAAGCGGGTGGGCAAACGGTCAGTAGGAGGCAGACGATGAAATCCGGCTCGAAGAAAGGGCTCGTGGGCACCCCCTACGTGAAGCCCACCATCTCCCCGCGGAAAGTCGGCGGCAAGCGCTAGTGGCCGACAAGGACACCGAGGCGGCGGCCTGGCGGAAGACGCAGAAGGGGGCGGCCGCGCCCTCCGCGCCCAGCCGGCGTCGGCCCGCCCGCGACATCGATCTGCCCAACGAATCCGGCCGGGTCGACCCCCGGCTCGAAAAGCGCGACCCCTTCGGCGGCCGGGTCGTGAGTGGGAAACGCTGATGGCCGACCCGACCCCTCCCAAGGCTCCCTCGATGAAGTCTCGCCGGGAGACTAGTCGCGAGGCCTTTGACAAGGCGGAGCGTGTGATGACTGTGGCGGAGGCGAATCGGAAACTGCCAGGCAAACGTCTGTCGAGTCGAACACTCAACGAGTTCTCCCGCCGTACGACGAGGGCACGGTAGTGGCCCCAGGCAACATGGCCCCCAGTGGCGGCACCGGCGCCCTCGATGCGCCGCCGCCCAGCCCCTCGCTCCCAGGTGGCGACCCGACCTCGATGCCGACCCTCTCTGGCTTCGCGGGTCCGCCCCCGGTGTCGTCCGCCAACATCCCGCCGGAGATCCTGACCGGGATGATCCAGGCGGGCGAGAAAATCGCCTCGATGTTCGACAGTTTCGCGCAGGTCACGCCCGACCTCGCCGCCGACTGGGACATCCTGAAGGACCTGCTCCAACGCACGCTCGGTAAAGTGCTGGCCGCCGGTGGTGGCCCGGCCAGCCCGACGTCCCCCGGGAGCCAATTCCCCGCGGGGCCGATGACGACCGCGGCCCCATAGCAAGAGGGAAGGGCCGACCCCGAGCTGGGAATCCTCCCAGAAGGGTCGACTGGTTCGCCTCGGAGGCTAGACCCGTATGGCAAAAGACGCCAAGACCGTCGGCTCGACCTTTCTCGCCGAAGTGCTCGCCAAGCTGCCCGAGGCCGAGCGAGCAAAAGCGCAAGAGGTCTTCGCCGGCGCCGCCGCTGAGGCCGCGCTCGTCGCCCTGGGGGAAGGCGCCCTCCGCCAGAGCGACTACAGCCGGGCCAGCAACGAGATTCGGCAGAAGGAAGCCGAGGTGGACACCTACAAGGGTCAACTCGACACCTGGTTCGCCGAGAAGAAGCCGATCCTGGAGGAAGTGGAAGTGCTCCGAGCCAAAGTCGCCGGTCAGCCCCCCGTGGTCCCGCCCGTGGTCCCACCGGCCGCTCCGGCCTTCGACCCCTCGAAGTTCGTCTCGCCCGAGGCCCTGACCAAGACCCTCGAAGCGACCGAGCGCGGCGCCCTCCAGTTCATCATCGAGTCGAACAAGCTGGCCCAGCAACACTTCAAGGACTTCGGGGAGCCGCTCGACCTGGCCCCCCTGGTCCAGCACAAGCAGGTCCAGCAACTCGGCCTGGACGGGGTCTACCGCCTCGTCCACGCCGAGCAGATCGCGACGCGGGCGACCGCCGCCGCCGACGCCGCCCGAGAGGCCATCCGGAAAGAGGAGCGCGAGAAGCTCCAGGCCGAGATGGCGCGTGCCCAGACCCCGTATCCCGTGCGCGGCAACGAACCCTCGACGCTCGACGCGATCGAGGCCGCCCGCGCCGGCACCGCTCCCACGATCCGGACCATCGACGACATGGCCAACGAGTACATCCGCCTGGGCGGGACCCGTCCCCAGTAGTCGACCGGCCGTCTCGCGTGAGCAGGAGGCAGACTGTGAATATCCGTTACCAACTCCGTCAGGCGCTCGACTACCTCGCGGCCCATCCCTGGGTCCTCGCGCTGGTCGCCATCGCCGTGACCCTTCTCACGCAGGGACGCGCGGGGCTGGGATCGTTGTCCCTCCTGCTCATCGGCGCGGTCCAACTCGACGACGTCAACACCATCACCACCAAGGACATCATGCCCGGGGTGGCGGACAACTTCTTCAAGTCCGGCCCCGTCACCGCCTACCTGCGGAACCGCTTCAACCGCAAGTGGGTCGGGCCGCAGATCCAGGAGAACTACCTCTACAAGCCGATGAAGGGCGGCGCCTACAAGAAGGGCGCCCAGTTCGACACGACCAAGCGGCAGGTCGCCTCGGGCCTCCTGTTCACCCCCCGCTACTACGACATCAACGTCACCGAGTATCTCGAGGACCTCGAAGTCGAGCAGGTGGGCCCGCACGCGATGTTCAGCCGGGTCAAGCTCGATATGTCGACCGCGGCCCTCTCGATGTCGGCGCTGCTCGAGATCGCCCTGTTCAAGAACGGCCAGAACGTCGGCGGCGTCGACCGCACGGCCGAGCTGAACGGCTTGGAGGAGGCGCTGACCGACCCGACCTCGACCACCTGGGCGGGGAACATCTTCCCCAGCTACGGCGGCCAGACCCGCGTCGATGTCGCCCCGGCCCTCAACTCGCCGACCGGCCTCGTGGCCATGAACGCCGGCCCCAGCCTCATGTTCCGGGTGCTCGAGCACTCGTTCATGTCCTGCGTCATCGGCAACGAACGCCCGAAGGCGGCCTTCACGACCAACCGGGCCATGGGCTTCATCGCCGAGAACTTCTCGCCGCAGCAGAAGATCGACACGATGGACCCGGAGATCAACTGGCCCGGCTTCAAGTTCAACCAGGCCACGATCATGGCCAGCCAGTACTCTC